CAATTTTAACACGTTTATCCTTATGTTCTTCTTGGTCGTCGGGGTCTTTTTCATCAGGGATACAATCGGGGCAAAGTCTTTGGTAAAGGCCTTCTTCCACAAAAACCCGTTGGAAATAATTGTCAGTGTAGTCGCGGTAACAGTCCGTGTTGTCGCATGGGACCCCGGCTCCATAGTCTTCTCCACATCGGTACTGTTGGGCCTTACGAATCGCTTCAATGGCCATAGCTCGAGTACAATGAGTTTCATAGTACTTAAGGGTACCTTTGCTTTGTTGGTAATAATCAACCTCTTCTTCTTCTTCGTCGCCATCGGGTCCAAATATTTCTTTAATCAAATTCGCAATATCTATTACCTTACTCGGAGGTGCTAATATAACCTTCGTCGCATTCTCCTCATCCAAGTCATCAAACGATATTTTGGTAGCCGAAGGAAAATATCCCGTTAGTAAATGACATGCGCGCTGAGAAAGACGCTGATTTTCTTCGAAAGAATATTGGCTGGACATTTTAGAAAAAAATGATTTTTTATTTTATTTTTCGGTTTATCGTTTTTATTTTTATTTGGAGAGAAACCCTCCAAATAAAAATCCTGAACCGTTGAAAAACTGAAAATAAATTATTTTCGACGCCGAGTAAAACTACGTTTACGGTACCTTCTTGTTTTGGTCTTGTTTTTGTACGCTTTGGCTTTACGGGACTTTAAACGTTTACGACTTTGATTTCCTCCTTCAAGAAATTTGCCTCTTTTTGCTGATTCTAAAAATGATGTTAATGTTTTAATGTTATTATTCTTAGTTTGATTTAGCTGTCCTTTAAGCTTAGCTATATTTTTGTCCTTGGTACTCATGTCTCTATCATATACAACTTCCGCAAGTCTAATAATTTCAGCTTTTAGTTCTTCTAAGGACATAGATTTATTATTATTTTGCTTTATATTTATTACTTTCACTGGCGTTACTGGTATTTCTTCACTAACTAGTGGACCGGCGGAAGAATTAACTTTTTGTTCCTTCTCATAGTCGGCAATTATATTTTTTGCTTCCAACAATGCGATATCTGCTTTTTCCGTTATTTCAATAACATCGGAATGAGACAATGCGGTATCTGCTTTTTCCATTATTTCAACTGTTGTAGGTTTAAAATCGGTTTGAGACACTTGCTCCCTAGTTTGTGCTGTTGTTTCCAAAAGAGTTTTCATACTGTTTATTGTTTTTTCTAAATCCATGTTAGTTTTTTGTAAATCTATGTTTACCTTTGTGCCGATTTCGTTGCGTAACCGATATAAATCCATCTCTTCCTCAAACAGCTTTAATAGTTTTATTTCTTTTTCTAGTAACAATACTACATCTTTTTCTCCTTCTTGCTTTAATTGTAACTGTGATTGTAGTTCTGCGATTTCAACCTGTTTTTTATTTAACATCTCGTTCAATTTTTGTGCCATTTCATTTGTTTGCTCTTTTAATTGTTGATTTTCTTCTTTGAGCGAGTTTATTTCTTCACCGTTATCTCTTACTAGCAAACCTTCACTAGATAATGGATTTGTACTAACACTATTTTCTATTGAAGAGTTAATAGGAGTTTTTTGAGAAATGGTAAAAACACTACAATCCTTACTGTTAAGTGGAGTTTGTTTGACCTCGAGAACCTCGTTTAATACTTGTGGATTGTTTGCGTTATTAGTAATTGTATCAACTAAACCACTTTCACTTGTAAAACTGTTTGTCATAGACTCTTTGGTTTTATTATCCGTAAAACTAGAAGCAAATTTTTTTAAAGCATTTGTTTTACCGTCGCTGTTTGAAACACTGAATCCAAACCCTGAGGTTGGTAACTGTGTAACAGTATTATTTTTCCCGATGTATTTAATATTGCCTGACATGTTTTGTTTTTATTATACATTATAAAAATATTAAAATTAGTTAAACATGGGGGCGAAATCGTCTTTCTTCCGTTGTAAACTCCCCATTTTGTGTTGTGTTGCCATATAAAAGGTCCCCCATCCCACCAAGATTCCTACGAATGCTCCAGAAATGACCTGCGTAATCGAGTGATATAAATTATTCACACGTTGAAACATTGTAAGCACACTAATTAGTAAGTAAAGCAGGGTGGTTCGAATGTCGCGAAATGCTAAATGAACAAACATGGTGGAGTAAAAGACACTGCTGGCGTGTCCGGATGGCATGCCATACTTGTCATAAGGCATTTGGTAATAGAAACGATGTGACCGATTGTACTGTAACGTAGAGTTAAACAATTTAGGATCCTCAATTGGTCTTGGCTGTTGAATGATTACCTTAAGCAATGCGTTAATAATGGCCTTCAATAACATGCCAACGCAATAGTATACCAACAAGTTTGCCTTAAATCTCAGTAAGAATATGGTAATCACAAATAGAATTACTGGCCCAAATTCTCCTATCAAATCCAATACTTTTATCATTTTATAGTTATTTATTATAAATTGATAAAATAAAACCTGCCGTTTAGTATTGGTATAAGCAATCACAAATTAAGGTTACGCACCAATCGAGCCCATTTAGATTAACCGCATTCCCTTTATCATTTAAAAGTCGAATTCGCATCCTATCCACATTTACAGGTCCAAAGTAAGTTCTTGTGTTATCCTGGAGAGAGCCACTAAATTCAACCAAAAGGGTTCCTGTGCTTGTTCCCGACGTTTTTATAGGAATGATTGCTAAAATATCCGTACTCGTGGGAGCTTTCGCCCTATAATTTGTGTTACTGCTACGATTCTTGTTTATTTCGTTGATGGTATACAACTGCGGATTGGTTAGAATTCGAGGAGCACTAGGCAGGAGGACTTGTGTTCTAGTGTACTCGTTTCTGGACTTGCCAGAAGGAAAAACCTCTGCGGTGTTTACGGAAGAAGGTGCCACACAAGTATATGGCAGGTCGGGCGAATAATAAGAGGGAAGTTTGAGAACATTAGAGTATTCTGCGATGGACACTAATCCGTTATTGACGTGATTTTGATTATAGTCATCGACTACTAATATTAAGTACTTTGTGCCAGTTAAATCAACAACTGCTGTGCCAGTATTTCCGGCTTGTATTACATTCACGGATGGTACACGAAACCCCATAATCCATCCAAGAGTTTGGTTCAAATAAAAGGATTTGTTGACACATACGATGCCACATTGTAATTTTGCGGTATGATCATAGAAAGTTATAGTTGTGGTTTCATTAATCGGCGTAAAAGGAGGGACTGCCACCGGACTGCCATCCACGATAATAGTTTTACCCGAGAAGGTGCCGCCGTATAGGTTGAGGGTCATTTTACCACTGCTAACATCATATGTGACTGGGACTGCTGGTGGTGTAAAAGTAAAATTCATAAGACCTAACGACTTGGTTATGGCATCAACTAATTGAGACGCAGTATAGTTACCTGGCGGGATGGTAATGGGTATATTGTATGTGGTCAGAGCACCGGTGACTGGGTCCGCAATGGTTTGCGTTATCCAGAAGCAAGTATTTCCTAATGATACGTCGATAACGTACCAACTAAATGGTATCTGATAAGAGTAAAGTCGCATGCTTAAGGCGTTTGTTAAAGGGTCGGATAAGTCAAGTGTATAATCTGTTGCGGAAGATTCAAAGTTACTGGTGTATTGTCTAAACTGGCTATCCAAGTTGACGAACCTTGTAATGGTATTTTTAAGATTCGGATTCAATGAATCTTGAGCCACATCTACTTGAAAATTGTTGCTGATGCCCAACTGGTTACGGTTCATGGGGACGTGCGTATTGCCAAACACTTCAATCTTTTGTTGTCGATTGGTAATTTTATCTGTTTGATTTTCATTGCTGGCACCTGTTTGGGGTAGTGCTTGATTTTGATACCAGTTATTAACTTGTTGGTCTCCTGCGGGGAAACGGGCGTCGGCATCGTTGGTATCATTTGGTGTCATGTTGCCGAACCCCTCTGCGACCTGGTCGTCGTTTGACGTTATACCAGATGCGTATTGTAGTAGCTGGCTTTGTATTTCCATGAAGAAGACGGATAATGGAGGGTTTGATTTGCTTAGTTTGGTTATTAACTTGTTGGTTTGTTCGGTAATTTCTTTCGGATCAAGCGAGTTGATTCCGGATATGGCCATTAATTCGGCGATAGAATAGTTAGATATATTAGTGTCTATATTTGCGGAAACTGAGTTCATTGTGTATAATAAAGTAAAGTAAAAATAATATAAGAAAAAACTTTATGTTAAAATAAAACAAAAGACAATATAATAATTTTTACTTAAAGTAAAAATTAAACAGTGACGGCTAAAATATTGGCTCCTTTGTAAACGGCGTTGTAAACCGCTTCTTCTGTCGCATCGGCCGCCAAATTGGCGGCTTCTTCACTCCAGTCGAACTGGTTTAAAAAATCGGACAAATCGTCATACTCCGTGCCTGGATTGATTGGCTGGGCGGGTTGGTCTTGAAGAACGGTCGTATCAAAACAATCCGCGAACATATCAAAAAAACCAGCGAGGATTTGGGCGTCGGTTTCGTCATTGGCACGAGTGGACTTGTTCGGGGGTGTAGTTTCTTCGGCTGGCATGACTGCTTGAGCAAAAGGAATCGGGACAATTGCCTCTGTGGTTGGAGCCGTCTTGCGCTTTCCATTCAACGTTTGAACTCTTTTTCTCTGAAATATGTCAAGAATCGTCTGTTTCACGTCTAACCGTAGAAGGTCGTTCAAGTGGGATGGGATAATTTTGCCGCGGTTGATAGCTGAGTTGACCTCTGTCTTGACAACATTCCGGATTTTGATATTCCCGTGTTTATCCTTCAGAGTGACTTCTTTTAAGAAATCGTCATTTAGGACGGACAAGCAAGCATTTCGCTTTAAATGAGTCTTGCCTCGAAACAAAATAGTATCAAGCAGCTCAATCAACAAAGGACTCACCCGTAGAAGCTCGGCACGGTCCATGCGTTCGTCTCCAATATAAGTGAACTGGTTGAATAGTTTGTTCTCGTAGACATCACAGTACACTTCGGGTAGGATTTCATTCACCATCATGCCGATTCCTGAAACGATGTTGTCATCATTTAGCATCTCAATGACAAACACAAGTCCTCCACATGGAATAGAAGATACTATCGGATTAGAAGAACCATATAAGCAGCCATTAGGTTTGCCAATTCGATTCAAATATCGAGTAGACTCAATCGCGGTGGCCTCGTTAAAGCGAGAAGTGACAACACTTGCTGGGCGAATCATTTTTGGAATATAAAAATAAATAATTGAAAACGAAAATAATGAA